CCCAGCGCGCTCATGAACACGCGATCGCGTTGCACGATCGCGCCGTCGAAGGCGCCGTCGCGCAGCGCGTTCAAGAAGGGCGAGCCGCTGATCAGATCGGTCGGTCGCGCCGCGATGGTGATCTGCTGCTTGTCGACTTCGAGCCCGACCGAGGCTCTGTACTTGAGCCCCTGGACGAGCGGGCCGTCGGCGAGAAAGGTGAAGCCGTTGTAAACGACCGGTTGATCGACGTTGGTGTAGGTGAGGACCGTTCCCGTCGCCAGCGTGAAGGTGAAGCAGTCGGCGAAGGCGATCGGCGCGTCGGGCGCGGCGCGCGCCGCGTTGAGAAAATCGATCAGCGCGGTGGTGGCGGATTTCATGGGTGTGGGCTCGCGTTGCTCGCGCGAATGGTGAGTAGCGAATGGCGAATGGAAAACATCCGTGCCGCCTCTTCCCCATTCCCCGCTCGCCATTCGCCACTCGCAGGGCGGCGAAGCCGCCCTAGCTCGTTCGCACCGATCGGAATTTGACGCTGTCGAGCGCCCAGAGGTTCTGCATGAACTGCTCGAAATCCGCCGCGTCGTCGTCGAAGCGGCATTCGAACGCGTAGGCGAACGAGGCGGCGATCGACGCGCCGCTCGCCGGCGCCGTGGCGAAGACCAGGCTGTTGGGCGTCGAGAGCGACCACCCGGAGTTTTGCGCGACGCCGCCGACGGCGACTTGGGAAACGCTAGTCACCCAGCCGACCGGCTCGAGAAAGCCGCCGAGCGCGCGCGCGAAGGTGAAGCTGGTGGTCGATCCGTCGCCGGTGGCGAAAATCTGTCCGGTCGCCGAATTGTCGCTCGGGTCGGTATAGAGGAACGTCCCGAACTGCCCCTGGCACTGCAGGAACAGCCCCATCAGGCTTTGCAGCGATTGCGCGCCGAGGCCGGGATAGCTGACCGAATCCGAGGCGAGCCCGTCGAAAGTCAGTTCGAACAACCAGATCGGGTTCTGGTACAGCGCGTCGCGCACTTCGCGGCCCGAGACGTGGTCGGCGACGATCGTGGCGAAGGTCGGCTTCTTGCGGACGCTCCAGCCTTGGCCGGGAAGGGTCGGGAAGGATGGCGGCGTGGTCATCGGGCGCTCCTATGGGGCGGCGAATAGCGAGTGGCGAATAGCGAATGGCGAATGGCGAATGGAATCCATTCGCTACTCGCAATTCGCCACTCGCCTCCTGCCTTCTCACGGCCTCGTCGTCTGCAGCTTCACCGTGCGGAACGCCCAGAGCAGCGCCATGAAATTCTCCAGGTCGGCGACGTCCTCGGCGAAGCGGCAGAGCCACAGGACGCCGAAGTCGGCCGAGACGACGACGCCCGCGGCGGGCGCGGCGCCAAAGACGATCGCGGGCGCATAGCCGCCGGTGACCGACCAGGCCGTTCCCGCCTGCGCGACGCCGTCGAGATAGGCGGCCGCGACGCCCGAGGTTCCCGCGACCGGCTCCGTGTAGGCGCCGAACGAGCGCGCGAGCGGGAAAGTCGTCGCCGAGCCGTCGCCGACGCCGAGCGTCTGCCCGGTGACATCAGAGAGCCCCGGCGGCGCGATCCAGAACGGCGTCGCGGCGCCGGACATCGCTTCGAAGAAGCCGGCGATCGCCTGCAATTCGAGATGCGCCGCGTCCGCGCGCAACGATTCGTAGGTCAGTTCGACGTCGTAATAGGCGGCGGCATAGCGCGCGTGGCGGGTCGAGCGCCCGGAGACGTGGTCCGCGACGTCGGCGCCGAATTTCGGCTTGACGCGCGTCGACCAGCCCGCCGTCGCGACGGTCGGGAAGCTCGCGTAGGCGCCGGGCGTCGGCGCCGGCGAGGGCGCCGGCGGCGGCAGCGCCGGTCCTCGGCCATTGAGCCAGTCGCCGGTCCGCCAGTCGCCGGCGTCGCCCCATTGGCCGGCGAGCAGCGGAAAGGTCGGAAACGGCCGCGCGTCCCAGTTCCACACGCAGGAGAACGCGAACTGGACCATCGGCGCGCCGCCGCCCGAGACCGCGTTGTGGCCGTCGGTGTTCCAATAGGCGTAGACCGCCTGCAGCGCCAGGCTCGGGAGCGTGTCGTCGCGTTGCGGCGACACGCCGCCGCCGGGGACCGGCTGCCAGATCGACCAGTAGGGCGTCGCGCTGCCGCTCGACTTCGGATCGAAGAAGACATTCGGCTGATTGGTCGCCTTGTCGCACGCCGGGAAGCCATATTCGACGAAGCAGATCGACTTCGATTGCGCGACCCATTCCGTCCGCGGTCCGTGCGGCGCCCAACCGGCGCCGTCGCCGTCGTCGTAGATCGCCTGGTGGGCGTTGTTCCACCACCAGCGCAACTGCTTGTTGGCGAGCAATTGCTGGCCCGCGTAATACGGACTGCGCGCTTGCGCCAGCCGATCGCCCTCGGGCAGCGAAACGATGAGATCGGAGCCGTTGGGATCGAGGCCGGCGCCGCCGTTGGCGCCGTCATCATAGAACCAGTTGAATTTCTCGCCGCCCTCGATGTTGGCCTGCAAATAGGCAATCGAATAGATCGATGGCGAGCCGGAGAGACCGAGGCCGCTCATCGCCGACGACGAGGGCGGCCAGGCGCCGGACGGCGCGGGATCGAGCCAGTTGACGGCGTCGAGGCCGCCGATCCCGGTCGTCCAATCCGACAGCGGCAGGTAATTGTCGAACCCGACGAGATCGATGTTCGCCGAGGCCCAGAGCGAGTCGAGATGCGGCCATTGGCCGTTCGCGCCGGGGTGCTGAAAGCCCATCCAGTCCGACCAGTCGGCCGAATAGGCGATGAGGTTCTCGAGCGTTGAAAGGTTCTTCGTCAGGCTCTGCCCGTCGAAGATCGAGCGGACGTCGTTGGCGAGCGTTTGCAGCCCGGCGACGAAGGGATAGTCCCAGACCGCGTTGCCCGAGCCGTCGAGCGTTCCCGCCGGCGTCCACGCGGGACCGCGGATCGTCTCCAGCCCGCGCAGCTCCGAGCCGAGAAGAAAGAGATTGACGCCGCCGGCGATCGTCGCCAGCCAGGCGTAGTGCAGGATCATGCGGCGATAGGTGTAATCGGTCGGCGAGCCGGAATAGGCGACGGTGAGGTTGACGTCGTCGGGGGTGAAATCGGACGCCGCCGCCGAGCCGAGGAAGGCGTCGACCGCGTTCGTCGCCGCCGAGCTGACATCGGGCGAATGTGTGATGAGGCCGCGCCAGGGGTAGCCCGAGGCGGTCATCAGCAGGAACGGATAGAAGACGACCTTGAAGCCGCGCGCCTTCAGATCCCGGATGCAGCGCACGATGCTCTGGTCGGACGGCGTGCCGCCGTAGACGAAGCTCGACCCGATCGAGGGAAGCGCGATCAGGCCAGCCGAACCCTGGTTCAGTCCGGAGACGCGCCAGAGATCGGAACCGCCTCCGATCTGTTGAAACGTCCCCCCGGGATAGGTGGTCGAGGGGTAAATCTGGCAGCTTGCCGCGTCGAGCGAATTGGCGAACCACGCGCACACGACCGATACGGTCGCGCACTCGGGATGCGCGGCCTGCAACTGGTCGATGGCGTAGCTGTAGTCGGTCTTCGAGCCGCCCGGAGCGAAGTAGGCGTTGATCGCCTGCATCGAGCCGGCGACGCGCTGGCCCTCGTAGGCGACGGTGTCGTAGCTGAACTCTCCCGTCGACGGCAGGAGGTGAACGCCGAGAACGGATGGCATGGCGGCGCCTCAGGTGAGCGGCGAGCGGAGGGGCAGTGGGCAGTGGGCAGTAGGCAGTGGGCAGTAGGCAGTAGGCGGTAGGCGGCGAAGGGCCTCGGCCTTACTGCCTACTGCCCCTCTTCACGTCCCCGCCAGCCGCCTCAGCCCGAGATGCGCGCCATGGCGCACCGCCTCGTCCATCGCCTTCATCATCGTCGAGCTGTTGGCCTTCATCCATTGCGCCACGGAGCCCGAATCGACCGCCGAGACATGAAAATTCGTCGTGGGATGAATATGGACGGCGCTCGCCGGCGCGCGCCCCGTCGCCGGCGCCTCGTCGGACAGCATGTCGCGAAACGCGCCGGCCTCGGCGGCGGGCATGACGAGTTCGTTGCGATGCACCAGCGTCAGCATGTCCCGCGGCACTTGCCACATGCCGATGTCGGCCGAGGCGACCGCGCCGGCCATGCCGGCGACCGACGCCTGCGCGGCCGCCGCCGGTCCGGCGGCGAACGGCCCCATGATCGGCGCGAGAAAACCGAACACGCCGGCGAAGGCTTCCGCCGCGGAGGAAAGGATCGAGCGAACCATGGTCGCCGCTTGCGTCGCCAGCGAAGCCGCCGCGCCCGCCTGCTCGGCGCCGGTGCGCGCGGTCACGCCGGCGGTGGTCGCGGCCGTCTTCGCCGCCTCGGCGGCGATCTGCCGAACCACGGTTTCCTCGCCCCATTCGATGAACTTGATCAGCAGGTCCTCGAGCACGTTCATGAACGCGGTGCGCCAGTTCTCCGTGCCCGAGAGCAGGCCGTGCAATTGCGAATTGAAGGCTTGCGTGACCGTATCGCAGTACGACTGGTATTCGCGCTCCTGTTGGTTGACCGCGTTGCGGACCAGCGTCGTCATCTGGTCCTGGTGGCGCTGCTCGGCATCGAGAATTTGATTGTCGATGCGTTGCTTTTGCGCGAGCGTTTGCTCGCCGAGCCCGGCTTCGCGCTGCAACGCCGTCACCTGCGCCGCGTATTCCTCGTCGAGCGCCTGCCGCGACTGCGCGACCTTCTGCATCTGGGTGATCTGGTGCTGCCGCGCCTCGTCGGCATAAATCGCGAGCTTTTGCTTGAGGCCGTCCTGGAGTTCCTTGATCTCTGCGGAAATCGCCAGTTTCGCTGTCTGGATCGCGTCGGCGGACGTGGCCTCGTCGCTCGTGCGGATCGCTTCGGCGGTTTCGGCATGGGCGGCCGCGAGCGTCTTTTCGAGCGAAGCCGACGCGTTGAGCGCGGCGTCGAAGCCCTGCAGGCGCGCCGGAGCGAACGCCTGGCCGATCGAGGCGCCGAGCGCGGCGTATTGGCCGTTCAGTTCGTTGATCGGGGCGGCAAGGCCCGCCAGCGCCTCCTTGGCGTCGGCGACGCCGGAGACGAGGTCGCCGACCGAGGCGGTGAAGCTGACGGCGATATTGGCGTCGTTCATGGACTGGCCTCCCGGCGAGGCGGGTTCAAAGCTTGCCGCTGGGGAAGGCGGCTTTCAGCTCGGCGACCGTCGGCTGACGCGCCGGCGTCCCGGCGTCGCGATCGCGGGGGCGATATTTCAGCGCGGCGGCGAGAAGCCAGTGCGCGGGCGGGTTGACGCGCCACTCCGCCGCCAGGGCGAGGTAGCGCGGCACGGTGAGACCATCGAGCGCCTGGTCCCAGGTCCAGCCGGTGTTGGCGACGACCTGGGCGATCAGACGGTCGAAATCGACTTTCCCATGGGGGGCGACGCCTCCCGCGTCGCTGCGCTCGTGTCGGCGCCGTCGGCTTGCCCGGCCCGCAGGCCCGCCGCCTTGGCCAGCGCCGGAAACGCCTGGATCAATTCGCCGACCGAGAACGGCAGGTCGAGAAACGCGTCGTAACCGAGCGCCGGATCGACATAGGCGATGGCGCGCCACGTCGCCGCGGCGAGACGGTCGAATTGCGCCTCGCCGAGGCGGGCGACGCTGGCGTTCGACAGTTCCGCGCCGCCGGCCTCGGCGTAGACCTGGAACAGCGCCGGCTGGATCGCCTTGATCGCGCGGAACGGCAAGTGCGGCAGCGCCCATCGGCGCCCGGCCAGCGCGATGATGAAGGTTTCCTCGCTCACGCGGCGTCTCCGAAGTTGAGCTGGCAAACCTGGCCGGCGGCGTTGGCGAAGCAGGCGAAGTCGAGTTCGGGCACCATGAAGTCCTCGAGCTTGGTGCCGAACGCCAGCTTGTCGGCGACGCAATTGTAGAGCAGCACGGAGAACTGCTTGCCGGTCGTCGGGTCCGAGGCGAAGAGGTTGGCCGAGAACGTGATCGACGGGCCGATCAGCGCCGAGGCGACCGCGATGCTCTCGCCGCTCGAAGAGACGGTGTAGGTGTAGGAGACGAGCACCGCCGCGCCGGCGTCGCCCGCGGCGAAGGTCTAGACGCCGGCGGAGACGCAATATTGCCCCGTCGCCGGGCTCGAAGCGACCTGCTTCAGCGGCAGCGCGCTCGCGGCGTAGACGACGCCCTGGTCGGCGACGAAGGTCGTGTGCAGGCTCGTGGTGTAGGTGTAGGGCGAGCTCGAGGGCACGCTCGCCGCCTCGCCGAACTGCGTCTGCGTGCCGCCGACGGACGGCGCGACGCCGAAGAACAGCGAGCCGAGCGCCTGGCCGGAAATGCGCGCGAGCTTGGCCTTGCCGGTCATCTTGCGCGTGCCCGAGCCGATGGCGACGGGAAAGTTGTATTGGCCGTAGAGCGCCTTGGTCGACATCGCGACGTTGAGCGAAATTTCCTGCGCGAGGCCGAAATTGATCGGCGTCCCGCCTTGCGGCGTGCCGATCAGCACGCCGGAGCCGAATACGAACATGGGGGAGGTCTCCGTTGGGAAGGGAAGGGGATCGCAAGTCGAAAGAGAGCAAGAAGGGCGTGGTCTTTGCGAGCGCGCCGCCGTCGGCGCGGACCCGATGCGGTAGTAGTCGAGCGTCGCCTCGTCCCGGCGCAGCGCGATGTTGACGGTCGGCGCGATCTGCTCGACCGGGCCGAGGCCGTAGAGGCGATTGGCGCGCGGGTTGCGCGGGAGATAGAGCAACTCGTCGGAGGAAAAATCCGCGGCGGGCACGCCGTGCAAAATCTGCTGATAGGCGGGGTCGGGCGGCTCGGGCGAGCGTCTGTCCTCGCCGATC